GTGAACGCTCACGCCCACCATAGCCGCCAGCATCCCGTTGCTCATGTGTAGCTCCCGCATCGCGAGAACCAGCGCCGCGCCGCGCCGCGCTTCGGTTGTTCCTTCCATGTAGTCTCCCTCATTGTTACCCGGTGCGTAAGTCATCCCTGCACCCAGTGCAAGTTAATCTAACGATAGCCCTCCATCCATCCACGCCGGGTGGTTGTCCCGCCAGTCATCCGGGCAGAACGGCGGCGGGTCCTCAGTGGCCGTAGAATCGCTCGGGGCGTACTCAGGGGCGCGGATAGGCGGGCGTGTAGCCTCGGGCGCGTCCTGGCTATCATAGCGGGCCACGGTGGCCGGCTCCTGTGCTGGCGTGTAGCCGAGCTGGGCTTGTAGCAGGGCCAGGGCATCGGGGGCCATCGGTGCAAGCGGGCTGCTCGCATAGGGAAAAGCCTGCATGATGAGGCGCTGGGTCCGGGGATCCGGGTCGATAGCCCAGTGGATCCCGTTGATCATCCCCTGCGCTTCGGCGTTGCGGGCGAACTGGTAAGCGTTGGTGGCCGGTCCCTTCTGCTCGGGCTTCTGGTGGCCTGCGGACATAGCCGAGCGCTGCTCGGAATCGGCGCAGTCGCAAGCCAGGATCGAGGTGCAGGCGACGCCCTTGGTGCTGGGCCTGTTGGCCTCGCTTCGGACGTACACCACATAGCGCACGGAAGATCCCGAGCAGTAGCGGCACCCGCTCACGGCGTCACCCCTACCGCGCCGGTCAAGTCAGCCCCGCCAAGATAGGCGCCCTCAAGGAGAGCATCGGTCAGGTCAGCCCCGCGCAGGTTGGCGTGCAGGAGATTGGCCCCGCGCAGGTCCACCCCGTCAAGGCAAGCCTCGGAGAGATCCGCGCATGTTAGATCCACCCAGCGCAGGTCAGCGCTTGACAGGTCAGCCCCGGCGAGCTTGGCGCAGGTCGCCGTTGCCCCGGCCAGGTTGCACCCACTCAGGTCAACCCCGCGCAGGTCTACCCCGTCAAGGCTGGCCGCGCGCAGGTCAGCCCCGGCCAGTAGAGCTCCCCGCATGTCGGACGCGTACAGACAGACCCCGCGCAGGTCGGTACCGCCCATGTCTACCCCAGCGGCGACGGCTTCCAGAATGTCCGAGAGGTTGGCGCTTGGACCCGAGATAATCAAGCGGTCCTCGTTGGTGATCTCCGTGTCGGTCCTCACGAGTCACCCCCAGCCGCAGGAAAGAGCAGGACGTTAGGCGCCGCTTGAGACGATAGCGCCTTGGGCTTGCGCGTCATGTCCTCCTCGCTGGCTACAGCCTGATACGCGCGGCGAAAGCTTGCCCGGTGCATCCCAACATCCTTCTCCAGCAGGGAGCCCGCCCGACGTGGACCCCCAAGCGCTTGGGCGGCGTGCTTCATCCGGCGGTCCATGTCGGCGTCACCCGCGACCCAGGGCAAGCCTTGGGCGGCGGATCTGGCAAGCGATGCCGAGCCAGGAGATCCGCAGATCATCCCCCAGAATATCGACCACGCTTCTTCGGAGTTGTCGATATTGGCCACGGCCACCGACGGAACCAGAGAGCGGAGCTTGGGAGCGCTCGGCCAGAAGTCCGAGCCGCTGCGCACATAGGCCGTCAAGGCCCCGGCCAGGTCATCAGGGCTAAGCTCTCCAAGGACCATCAGATAGCCCCTGATCGCGGCGTCTTTGTCGCTGGATAGGTGGGCCGGGATTCGCAGGCCCATTGATAGAAGGGTCTTAAACAGGGTCACGATGTGGACTTTCTCAAGCATTAGGTGCTCCATAGGTTGATCACGGTTCTCTCGATCTCTGTCGTCTCAGTCAAGCAGGAATCCCAAGCGCTCGGAGGCTCGTCTTGTGGGCGGGTGCGCCCCTTGCTCTTGGTTGGGCGGCTCTTGGACTGGCCACCGGCTACCCAGGCCAGGGCATCGTCTACCCGGCTGGCTCTGGTTAGGGCGTTGCCCCCGAGAGCATCCACGAGCGGACTGCTACGGCTGCGCAGCCAGTCAGCACCGGGCGCGCCATAGACCCAGCGGGCCAAAGCTTCCAAGCAGGGCAGCGGTTCAAGCTCCCGCCCTCGGCATTCATCGAGCAGCCGGGCGATCTTGCGACCCAACACGGCCCCGGCTGCGCCCTTGCCCCAGTTGGCGGTATGGCGCTTGCCCGTCGCGCCTTGGTGCAGCTCACCGCGTAGCGTGCGCAGACAGGCCAGCCCTTGATCAGCTTCCAGAGCCTTGGGCGTCTTGACCTTGGGTGTAGACACGGGCGCGGGCGCTTGCGCCGCCTGTTGTTCTTCTCCCTCTACTCTACTCTTCTTCTCATAAGGAATACGCGCGTTAGTTGGTTGGTCCTTGGTTGGCCCGTGGTTGCTCTTGGTTACTGGAGGGGCGCTAAGGTGTGGGAAACACTGGCGTAGGGTGGTTGGGTACTGGTTGGCCCGTGGTTGGTCCGTGGTTGGGTACTGGTTGGCCACGGCTTCGGCGTGCTTGCGCACCTTCCACGGCGAGCAGTGCCAGCGGGTAGCCCACTCTCGGTGAGACCACGACGGAAGGTCACCGGCTACCAAGGCGGCGGTGATCTCCATCTGGCATACGGCATCGGGCGGCGTGCTGTCATACGTGACTTGACGCAACATCCAACGGACGGCGGATAGATCCACCTTCACAAAGGGACTCATGGTGTTTCCTGTTTGGGTTGCCGTTCCCGTTGGTCCCTCTTGAAGAGCTACTCCAAGAGGTGCTGCTGTTGCAGCGCGACCAACACAGGGAACGTGTAGCGCCCGAAGACGCCCGAGCATTGTAACACCTGCGCACGCTCGCGGGGGCTTTATCTTGCGTTGAGCACAACGAAGAGAGCCCAGCAGGAGGGGAAGTCTGCTGGGCTCAGGGGTGCAGCCAGGAACGGTGGCGGCGTGGCAGGATAACACGGGCGCGGGGATCTCCTGTCGATTGGCGGACGATTGGGATTTAGCCAAAGAGCCCGAGCCCGTCTACCGTGGGCGGCACCCATTCCAGGGACGGGCGCACCGCTTCGATGTACGGGCCGTGAGGCTCGCAGACGATGGCGCGGCGAGCCTCGCTTGGAGGTAGGCGGTGGCACGCTACAGCGGCTCGCAGGGTTCCACCGTAGGGCTCCAGCACCGTGTCACCAGGGCGGGAGGAGGAGCGGATCAGGCGGTCGTAGAAGGCGAGGGGCTTCTGGCATGGGTGGAGAGTTTCTTGGCACTGGTAGGCGATCCCGGTTGCGGTCTCTTTATTGATCGCACTGACCCGTTCCCCTGTTCTGAGTCTTTCCGATCTCATTCCATTGTTGCCGTCAAACTTCCACACGTTCTGTGTACCGATGCCCTGGAAGTGGGGAGAGCCCCGCCGCCAATGGCTACAGCGCTCAGTCACGTCAGCCCACTTGGATGCAGTTGCTGCCGAGATGCGGGCAGGGTGTGCCCCAGTCTTCTCCCACACCAACGATCCGCAGAACTCCCACCCAAGCGCGCGCATCAAGGGGCGCAGGTAGCCCTCGGACTCGTCAGAGCCCCACAAGTACACGGCGGCATCCATCACTAATACCCGCGTCAACTCCTCAAGCTCGGGGCGATACCACGCCACGAAGTGCTCCCAGTCGAGGAAGGTGTCCCAGTCGGCCTTGCGCATGTTGTAGGGGCCGTCGACGATAGCCAGCGAGGCTCCGGGCATGTTGTCGGGCAGGGTGGCGGCAAGGTCGCGCCACTTTGAGCGATACACGGTGGCGCGGTCTGTCGTGATTTCAGGGGTCAGGGTCATTTGTCGCCAACCAGGGTCAGGGCCAAGGCTTGCGAACGCTCCGGGGTCATGCGCCACAGCAAGTCAAACAGGCGCAACACGTCCTCTGTGTCCTTCATCGCCGTATGTGCGCCGTCCGTGCTCCATCCCAGGAAGTCGCGGATCGCGTCCAGGCCCACGCGCTTGAGACCCAGCGGCAACAGGTGCTCCCAGGCCAGGGTCATCGTCTCGATCTTTTGGATCGGGATCCGACGGCGCACCCCAGAGCGTCGAAAGTTGGCGGCAATCATGCCCTCGTCGAAGGCAATGTTGTGGCCACAGATTACCGAGCCTCGGGTGAAGTCGGCGATCTTGGGGCCTATCTCCTCCATGGTCGGCGCGTCATCCCACCGCGAAGGGTCGGCGGCATAGCCGTTGATCTCCAGAGCCTTGGGGTGGGCGTCCTCGATGCGCTCGGGCTTGATCAGGCTGTGGAACCTGATCTCCTTGCCGTCGTGCTCACGGCGGATCACGGCGACCTCGATCACTTCGGCGTACCGTGGGTTCAGCCCCGTGGTCTCAGTGTCGAGAAAGCATATTGCCTTGTTAGTCATGTAGTCCTCTGCTTCGGTTCTTGCGTAGGTGTTGGCCAGGGTACGGCCTCAAGGGTCAGGGTCAGGTGCGGGCTCTCGCCAGCGGCGGCCCAGGTGCTCGAAACGTCGCCCAAGATCGCTTGGGTGTCGTCGCGCCAGCATTGTCCCGAGTCGGTCAAGGCGTCCAAGACGGCTCCGGCCATGTTGTCCGCGTCGGGCGTTGACAGTCGCGGCGGCGTCCATCCACGGCGAAACGCGGCACGCTCGGTAGTGGTCATCCACGCGGGGGCGCTCTTGGGTCGGGCGGTGTACCCGGTCACGCTCACGCGGACAGCATCTCGGCGGGCGTCCAACGCGCGGGGCCACCTGGCCATGATGAGCAGGGCGCGGAGTTGGCCCGCTGCGTTGATCTTCCAGCGTCGATAGGCCGTTGGCAGGCGGCCACGCTCACGCGGGCGAGCCTTGCCTGTTGGTGCAAGCTCCAGGCGCAGGGAGATCACGACTCCACCCGACCACGGCGCACCGCTGCGGGGATCTCCAGCGGGATCACCGTCGGACCATCGGCGAGCACAAAGGGCAGGAACACAAGCGCAACCGATGGGGCCGGAGCTGTCGCGGGCGTGGCATCCATCCACGGCGGGGCCTGAAATCCTATCCGGCCCTTGATGGCGATCCAGGCGGCGGCGTCGAAGGCGTGGGCGTGCCACCAAGCGGTATCCGAGCGCATGAAAGTAAGGACCACCACCGGCACCCCACAGATCCGCGCTTGCTCTTTGGCTTTGCCAACGAAGGCGGCGGCCTCTTTGCCGTATGGCGGGTTGAGCCAGATCGCGTCACCGTGCTCGAAGGTCATCGACCGATCCCAGCGCGGCATTGTTAGCGCATCGGTGCCCACCAGCCCGACGCGGGGCGGGAAGTTTGGCGGCCCGATCCAGCGCTCGGCCTTGGCCGAATGAGGTAGGGCGGCAGCATCGAGCACGAAGGCCAAGCCAAGCTCGGCGGCGATAGCATCGACCACGCCCTGCGGCGTGCCCCACGCGTGCTCGGCAGAGGAGAAGGCAGCGGCCCACTTCGGCGGCGCGGTCACGGCGTCACCTCCACACCATCGAGCACCCGGCCCAAGTCATCCAGCGCGGCCAGAGCCTCGGACTCATCCCCCACCATCTCGCCACGGTGCGGGCTCATGTGCGAGCGGACCCGGCGAGATGGACCCAGAGCGCGGCGGGCCAGGTCTTGATCTGTCAGCATCCACGCGCGGTCGAGGTAGTCACGGGCGACAGAGGCATAGGCCCACGAGGTTAGGCGGTCCTCTGCCACGGCTGCGGAGTCCTCACCGATAGACGCGCGGCGAGCTGCCAGGGCGGCACGGGTCGCGGCGTGGATCACGGCGCACCCAGCGCGGCCAGAAACGCGGGGTCGGTGGTGTTGGCGTAGCACCCCGGCGCTACCTCGGGAAGCGGGCAGGGGATCCCCCAGTCTACGGCGATCCGTGCAAAGGCGGCGTGGTCCTCTTCGGTCGTGATGTGGCGAGCGAGGTGGGCCAGGATTGCGGCTCGTCTCACGTCAATACGGGCGCGGTCGAATACGGACACGGCGAAGCGGCCCAAGCTATCGCGGCTCATGCTCCCGCCTCCATCTCGGCGAGCTCTTGCACGTCCAGTCCCAGCACCCTGGACAGGGCGTGCGCATCTCGCAGGGTCAGGCGGCGGGCGTCCTGCTCGGTGCTCCCGAGCGTGCGGACAGTCCAGCCCAGCAGCTCGGCGGCTTGCTCTTGGGTTAGGCCGCGCTTGACTCGGGCCAGGGCCACGAAGGCGCCCACGGTTAGGCTGGCGGCCAGGGTCTCTCGCGTTTCTTTGGTCATCTTGGCTCCTTGGTTCAGGAGCACCCTAACAGATCCGATCCGATCCCCGCGCTTATTTTCCTTTTCTTGCGTTTTTGTGTAGACCTTGGGCCCGCTATCCGCTAAGCTGCACTCACCAAACAGGAAGACGTATGACCGAGCAGCCCACCATCACAGCAGTCCAGACCGGCGACCCGGCGTGGCCTATCACCTACACCGTCGCCCCCGGCTGGGCAGTCTGCGAGCTTTGCGGGGGCTCGGGCATGATCGAGGAACCCGGCTGCAAAGCAGACCCGGCCACCGGCTGGAAGGCCGAAGATCCCTACGTCGAGCAGTGCGAATGCCGGGGCGGCTACGTGCGGGACGGTCACCCATTGGCAGAGGTGGCGGCATGATCTCCATTCGGCGGGCTTGTCTTGAGGCGGTTGTCATGGCCGCATTCGTATATCTGAACATCGTTATCTGGGGCTGCATCCTATGAACACCGAAAACCAAAGCCCGACCATCGGGAAGATCGCCGGGGCCGTGTGCGCCGTCATTGCAGAGCGCGGATACGTCAAGGCGGACGCCCGGAACGATCATTTCAAGTACTCCTATCTCTCGGATGAGGCGGTCCTTGGGCACGTCCGGGGAAGCATGGCCAAGAACGGCTTGATGCTCATCCCCTGCACTGTCGAGCACTCCACACAGAGCAGTATCATCACCACGACCACCAGCTACACGCTTGCCCACACGAGCGGCGAATGGATGCGGGTGCAAGTGGTAGCGCAGGGCCAGGACAAGGCCGACAAAGGGCCATATAAGGCGGCGACCGGCGCCCTAAAGTATGCGCTGCGCCAAGTGTTCCTGATCCCCACGGGCGACGATCCAGAAAAGGCCCGCGCCGCCGAGATCGAGAGTCGCAAGCAGGCGCTCGGCGTCGGGCCCAAGGGCCACACGGCCTATTGGAGAGACTCCGCCAAAGCGGTCTGCACCCAGCTATCCAACGCGGGCACGAGCTACCAAGACGTGGCGGCGTGGTGCGAGCATCTCGGCAAGGGGCGCCCGTCCGGCTGGCCAGCGGAGCGCGTCGCGGCCATGGTTGCCGAAGTCATCAGCGCGAACTCGGCTACCCGTCGCCATCTTGACGCGTGGGTGGCTGGCCAATGACCGCTCCGATCTGGCGGACGATCACGATCGAGAGCAAGGCGGGGCCGGTGGTGCTGCGGATCGACGTGGCAGGCCAGGGCTACCGCGTGGTGGCTGCGCAGGTCTCCGGCGTGAGCGTCACCGGGCGAGACGCGGACGAGGTGGGCAAGCGCTACGCGGGCGCTATCATTGCGGCGCTGCATGAGGTGGGCGAATGAAGGTCACCAAGACAGAGCACGCGATACTCTCGCGGCTACTCGAAGGCCCGGCGACCTATCGCCAGCTCGGGCGGGCTGCGGGCGTGAGTCCCGATGGCGCGCGCAAGGCGGCTACCCGGCACATACTGACCCGGCGTCCAGTTGTCGCGACGTACTGCGAGCAGGGCCCGGCTAATGCCGATGTGCTTCGGGTGACCGACCACGGGCGGGCGCTCTTTGCCGACGCGGTGGTGGTGGATCGCTGCGGGCGTCACCGCGTGCTCGACCTGGATGCGCTTGGGCGATTCGACCAGCTCAGCACGGCGGACGCTGCGGCGGAGCTTGGCGTGTCAGGGCAGACCGTGCGACGGGCCAGGGCTCGGCGGCGCAAAGCATGAGCGATCCCGATGACGTGATCTGGGTGCCCGAGATCTGGGCGGAG